CGAGGCATATCGTGAAGAATCAAGATTGCGTGAAGTCATTCGTCGTCGTGCGTTTCAATCTTTGATTGAAAATGCAGCTGAAAATCGATACAACGAATGACAACACTCTTAGACCGTTGCCTTGGCGGCTCAATCCTTAGTGCTCCTGAACCGCAGGCGTGCGTTTAACGCCTTCATCGAGCGTCAGGCCAAATAATCAATGCCCACCACTTCACTGCACCATGGCGACTGCTTAGAAATCCTTGCCCACATGGATTCCGATTCGGTATCGGCAATCGTTACCGACCCGCCTTACGGGCTCAGCTTCATGGGCAAAGGCTGGGACTACCAAGTGCCAAGCGTTGCGATCTGGGAGCAGTGCTTGCGAGTGCTCAAGCCTGGCGGTCATCTATTGGCCTTTGCTGGCACTCGGACTCAGCACCGGATGTGCGTGAACATTGAGGACGCAGGCTTTGAGATCAGGGACATGATCGCTTGGGTCTACGGCTCAGGTTTCCCTAAATCGCAGAACGTCGGCAAGGCAATTGACAAAGCCGCACCGCGACGGGGGCAGTTTGATGCCTTTGCTGAGCATTTTGCTGAACGTTTGAAAGCAAGTGGCAAAAAGCAGAAAGAGGTTGCGGCGTTATTCCCTAGCAAAACTGGTGGCTTGACGGGATGCGTGTGGAATTGGGCGAATGGGGCGAATGTTCCAACTAAAGAGCAATTTCTGATTCTCAAGCCTCTTCTAGGTTTGTCTGATCAATTTGTTGAGTTAATTGATCGCGTCGAAGCTGAGCGTGAAGTGATTGGTAAATCTGCTCACAAGCCAGGCATAGCAAATGGAGTTAAAGGGCATCACACCGTTGGCGGGACGATTGCACAGCATGTAGACATCACCGCACCTGCTACGCCTGAAGCACAGCAATGGGACGGCTGGGGCACAGCATTAAAGCCAGCGTTAGAACCCATCACCGTTGCGCGTAAACCATTCACCGGCACGGTTGCTGGCAATGTGCTTGAGCATGGAACGGGGGCAATGAATATCGACGGCTGCAGGGTTGAGGCTGACATTTCGGAGATGGAGGGGCGAAGTGGTCGTTCAACTTCTAACAATGTGTGGGGAGCAGGTATTGGGCACGATCAGACTTGGGAGCCAAATAAGCAAGGCCGCTGGCCTGCGAACTTGATCCACGACGGCAGCGATGAAGTAACAGAGCTGTTTCCGCAGACAAATAGCGGCGGAGGAGATAAGCATTCAAAAACTCAAGACGGCAACATTTTCAAAGGCTTAAACCCCACCAGTGGACTTCGTGAATACAAGCCAGATAGCGGCAGTGCTGCCCGGTTCTTCTATACCGCCAAGGCATCAAAAGACGACCGCGACAAAGGCAACACCCATCCAACAGTGAAGCCAACCGATTTGATGGCTTACCTGTGCAGGCTGGTCACACCACCAGGCGGCATCGTGCTTGATCCGTTTATGGGGTCCGGCACTACCGGCAAAGCTGCATTGTCAGAAGGCTTTAGCTTCATTGGCATTGAACGTGATGCTGAGTATTACGCGATCTGTGAATCTCGATTTGATGGTGCGCAGATTGGACTGGCGTTAGCGGTATGACATCACTGCTAGACGCCTGTCCTGGCGGGATGATCCTTGCCCCACCCGAACCAGTTCAAAACGGTGCGGACCTCCAACCGTTTGCCGCTGATCTGATTGAAGGCTTATCCGGTCCTCAGCGTGAGGTGTACGACAGTGAGGCTCGATTCAAGATGCTGTGCTCAGGGCGCAGATTCGGCAAGACGCATCTCTGCCTTGTTCAGCTGATCGTGTGGGCAGCCCAAACGCCAGGCAGTCTTTGTTGGTACTTGGGACCTACATATCGATCAGCCAAGTCGATCGCGTGGCGACAACTCAAGGCCATGGTGCCTCCAGAGCTGTTTGCTTCCAAGAATGAGGTTGACCTGTCAATTGAGCTGGTCAATGGCTCGCGCATTGAACTCAAGGGTGGGGACAACAGTGACACCCTTCGTGGTGCGTCATTGTCAAACGTCGTTCTTGATGAGGCTGCTTACATCCCGCGTGATGCGTGGGAGATGGTCATACGCCCTGCGCTAGCCGATCAGCAAGGCTCAGCGTTCTTCATCAGCACACCTGCGGGTTACAACCACTTCCACGAGTGGTGGGAACAGGCGCAGGATCTTGATGACTGGGCGACCTTCAGTTACAGCACCATTGAAGGTGGCAATGTCCCAGCTGAGGAAATTGAATTAGCCAAACGCACGCTCGATGAACGCACGTTCAAGCAGGAGTTCCTCGCCAGCTTCGAGACCTTCAGCGGCAGAGTGTTTCCGGAGTGGGATGAGAGCAATATCAGTGACACGATTGCTGACCTTGGCGGCCCGGTGCTCGTGGGGCTTGACTTCAACGTGTCGGTCATGGCGGGCGTGATCTGCAGCAAGGCAGGCGACACGCTGCACATCTGGGATGAGATCGCCGTCAAGAACTCCAACACCGACGAGGTTGCGCAGATGCTGCGTCAGCGGTTCCCCGATCGCGAGATCATTGCGTATCCGGATCCCACGGGTGCAGCGCGGAAGACTTCAGCCGCAGGCCTGACTGATCACGGCATCCTGAGGAAGTACGGCATCAAGGTGATTGCGCCACGGTCGCCATGGAGCGTGAAGGATCGGCTGCAGGCGACGAATTGGCTGATCCGCAACGCAGAGGATGAACGGCGAATGTTTGCGCACCCGCGAGCGAAAAACACGATCAAGGGTCTGCGCTCAGTCACGTTCAAAGAAGGCGCGGAAGACTTTGTCGTTGACAAGGACCCAGGGCTTGAGCACTGGTGCGACGGATTGGGGTATCTGATTCTGAGCGCGATGAATCAGGTCAAGCCGTGGCAGGTGGGCGCAGCGAAGGCACGCGCAGCGCAGGTGTGGTGATATTGGGGCGGCACCCATGGTTCTCGCGCCATGAGCTTGGATGACCCGGCAGCCGCCCGAGACCGGGACTGACCCGTTCCATAAAAGGAGGGCCCCTGAACGCTAAGCAGTAGTGCTTAAACGATGGGGGAATGTAAATGGGGTGTTGTGGTTGCCAGATGCCAATGGCATGTGCATAATGAAGGGGTCAGCAGCGCGACGCGCTGGGACACACATCATTCACAACTAAATCAATGACCTGCTTTCTCGCTTGGGGGGCAGCGTTGTTGCTCCTCCCACTGCTCATCCTGCTTTGGGCCACTGAATCCAAACAGCAACGCGCTCGCCGCTGGCGCTCCACGGGTCTGACATACAAGACCATCGCTGAGCGCCTCCACTGTTCACCCACTACTGCCCGCCGCTACTGCATGGCATAACCGTTGCCAGATGCCAATGGCATGTTGTATGGTGTTCTCACGCGGGAGACCGCACCGTTTCCAGCCTCCGTCGCTGGTTTTGAAAAATGGCTTTCACTGAAGCCCAATTGGCTGCAGCTTTCGACAAGGTGGCTGATCCTGCTGACTGGAGAAACCCCATTTACGAGGTTGTCGATCGTGACGCTGTTGAAGTCACTGTTCGTGCCATTCAGCATTTCACTGCTGCACCAGTCGAAGTCAAGGATCTTGATTGGAATGACGAATTCATGATCAAGTCTCCTGGCTACCGCTTAGGCCCTGCAGGAGCCTGACCACCACGGGGGCTTTGCCCCCACCCTGCCCCGTGCGCGAGCACACCGTTTCAAAACTAATGAAACTCATCGCAACCATTTTTGTCGTTTTTCCTGCTTTGATCTTGCTGTCACAGCTTGGCGAGCCAAAGGCACCAGTTAAAACAAAAGTAATTGCTCCAAAGGAATCAAACATTGAACGCATGAAAAAATGCGCTCGTCAAGCAAGGAAGGATCGTCAACGCTGGTTTTTTGATGAAACGGGGATTGCCGTTTCGCTTGACCTTGGATCTTCAGCGGCACAGGCTTATAGCGATCAGATGAAAGCGGCTGGTGTTGCTACAAAAACGCCGTTGCCTTTTCGTGACTGCTCAGCGAGTGCATTGCAATGAACTGCCCGAAGTGCGATCACTACTGCAGCAATGTCCTTGAATCACGCAGGCGGGACTTTGCTGGTCTCGACAATGATCGTGTAACCCCTGATCGCTTAGTGGATCGCGCTCTCAAGCCCCTTGGCGTCAAAGCCATTCGCAGGCGTAGGAGTTGCCCTAAATGCAAGCACCGATGGATCACGTATGAGCTGTCAGTTGTGACCTTGAATCGGTTGTACGAACGACAGCACTACGCCTAACCGCCTGCCGGGAAGCCTGCAATACAAGACCGCGTGCCGCGGAAATACAGGGCGCGGTTCGGTCGCGATCCATCTCCCGGCAACATTCCACTCACCAGCAAACACAACTTGATCGACCTTTCTTTTTCTCAACAATGAATCACACGCTCACTGACAAACAACGCAGCATTTCTGATTGATCCATGTTAACAAATTGTTTTTTGAGTATTGATTATCATCAGCCGCTAGCTGTTTGGTGGTCTGATTCTCGTGATTGCGGCACAATTCCGCTAGACGAATTTTTAGAAGAATCAAAAATTGACATGAGCAAAAAGCAAGCTGTTAGGTATGCAGATCGTTTGCAGCAATTTGTTGATGATCTTAGAGAATACAGCACAACATCTGATTGAACCATGAAAATTGATCTGAGCAAAAACGAGATGATTCTCATTCACTTCTGCTTAAAATTCGCTGACTACGCTAACCCTAATGTTTTGTTTGACAGCGAAGACGGTCCGTATGCCATTGATCTGCACCGGCAATTAATTGCCAAGATTGTCTTGGAGTTGGAAACTGCAAACTCATCTGATTGACCTATGAAACTAGACAACTTAGCAATCACTGCAACAATCGACGGCGAGCCAGTAATGGTGATCCTCGACAAAGATCAAATTGCAATGCTGCCAAATTTAATTGCAGCTTGCGACAAAACGGGAAAG